TTCTATTTGTTTCGCTTGTTTCAAATGAAGCTTTGAAGCTCCTTTTAATTCTTTAACAAGTTTTCTTTTTTGTTGAATTGATAGCTCAGTCATTATTTTTCCGTATCGTTATACAAGTTATCAAAAACTTGATTTACATCTAAAGTATAGTCTAAATCAGATTTTGAATAATGTATATGTTGCGAAGGTTTAAAATCTGGAGCACCTTCTCCTAGTTCAAATTGTGCAGGTCTTGTAACTCTTACTCTATTATTTGGCAAAGCCACTATATTTCCCGTCCATTTACCTGCATCTAAAAGCTCAAGCACATGATTTTGTTTATGTTGAGCAGGATCATCTGCCGTATCAGATTCTGTATAATCTACAGTAAAATAATATTTTGCAGGATAAAACTCTCCATCAATTTTTGCCATCCAAGGACAAGGAGAGCAATTTTCTAATACATATATACTATGTGTACGAGATGCGCAATCCCAAGGCTGTGCAGCCCAAACATCCATAGGCTCAGCCCATTCTTCAAAAGGTGTATCACCGACAAGAGCTGTAATAGGCATCCTCGCCCACATAGCGCCACCATGAACATTAGGCTCATCTGTATCGTATGTTTCTGCGCCAGTAAAAATTACTTGAAATGATAAACAGCGTTTTTGGATTGTTGTAACGCCAATAACTAAAGCATGTAAAAATTCACCATGATATTTCTCATGGTTATGAGTATATTCTTTTCTTACCCAGCATTTGAAATAAGGGATGCTCGACTGCAAGTAAGCCATTTTTAAGACTTGCCTGCTTTTCCGCCTCTTTTGTAGCCTTTAGGTTTCATCACACCACCTGTATTCATTCCTTTAGGTTTTGCTACTCCACCTGTATTATAACCTTTAGGCTTCATTGCTCTGCCTGTACTCATTTTTTTTCGTTTAATTTTCCCGCCAATTGCATAGCCTTTAGTTCTTTTATACATTATTTTTTACCTTTTTTAGTTGTTTTTTTTGCTGGAGCTTTTTTAGCTGGAGCTTTCTTTTTAGGCATATTAAGATAGATGCGATCTTCTTTTACAGGCTCATCTGGTCTTACTTTTGCTTTTAACCTTGCGGCCTCTTTAGCTTTCATTTTATCTTTTTTTGTCATAATTGCCTCTCTGGGGTTTTTTAATTTTGCAATAATATTATTCTATCTTAATATATTAGCTATTGCTCCTAATAAAACTTAGTTTTTTTTCTTTTGTTATTCATTACTTTACCACATCCTCTAGCAATTCTAATCTCTACGACATCGCCTTCTGATTTTTTAACTCTGCCATTTTTCCAACTAATTCTTTTAGAGCTAGTTTTTTTCTTGGCTGCTGATGTGCATTGAGCTTTTGTTGGTCTACAGGCAGGATAACTTCTACGTTTTTCACCTTTTTTTCTACCGCAAGGTTTACCAGTTTTACAATCTACCCATCCTGTACCGTCATTTTTAGAAAACCAATCTCTAAGTGTTTCTTTTTTAGCCATTAGCTTAATTTAGTTTTGGTTCTTTTGCCTGCAAGCATGTTGTTAAAACCTCTCGCTTGAACAAATGTTACTTCGCCACCAGTTGCTTTTTTTGTTCTTTTTTTACTATTGCCGTAATTGGCTGCGCCAACTTTTCTGCATTGGACCAATCTACCACTAGCATATGCACTAGGCCAAACTTTTGCGCTACGCTTTACTTTATGATAACAAGCGTCTTTTTTGGTTTTCTTTTTAGCTGCCATTTAACATTTCCACCTTCGTCTTGCTTGACGTATTCTTGAGTTAGGATCGTTTCTTGTTTTAGCAGAACTTTTCTTTAGCTGACCAAGCGATCTAGCGCAATAAGACTTACGCCTTTTTGCTGCTTTACTGCCTTTTTTAACTTTGCCTGTTACAGCAGTTTTAAGCTTAGATCCAGGATTGGCTTTACGATAAGCGGCTACACCTTTTTTAGTCATACCAGCGCCAGACTTAGTAGGCCTATAATTAGCCCCTTTGCCCTTGGTGGTTTTGCGTATAGGTTTTGCTTTTCTGCGTTCTGCCATAACACTTAATATAGTAGCACTATAGAAGTGCTACTACAAAAATTTAAGCAGCGTAGTTTTTAATCACAGTTAACACTATTACATACGAATCGCCACTTGCGTGATTATTTGTAGTAAGAGCTATGTCTCCTGTTTTTCCACCTGCTGCTGCTGTATTTACCAGTCCGCCAAACTCTGTAAAGTCTTCTGAATCAGCATAGTTTTCGTTTAAGTCCCAGCAAATAGTATTAGTAGTTGCAACCCACAAAAGTTTTGCACTCATCCCAAAGGTTGAGTAACAAATTTTTGCAAGACGAACACTAGTACATGCTTTGCCAAAGTTGTTAGGCTGTAAAGCACTAACATCTACTTTTACGACTGCTGACTCACCTGTACCATCAGATGTACTGGTTAGCTGAATAATAGCAAGCCTATCGCCATCTAACAGAATTGTTGATGTTGCTGCATCTGCCATTGTTTACTCCTATCTTTCAACCATTACATTAATGTAATCAACAGTCATAGTTTTTGCTACTGCTTCACCATTTTGAATACCAAAAGAAATGGTTAGATCTTCATCATTAGGAAGGTTAGTATCTGCAAGAACCAAAGGCTCTGCATTATTAACAGAGTAATGGACATTTGAAGTATTTGGGTCAATAAACCAACTTAAAGTAATAAACGTATCATTTGACATAGTAGCGATACTTGATGCTGTAGTAGCAGAATTGTTTTTCTCAACAGAAAGATCAACTGTCGCTGCTCCATCTGCACTAATAAAGAAAATACCATCTGTTACATCAAGGGGGGAAGTATCAGTTATATGTAATCCCATAACGAAATCACTTTGAGTGGCATCACTTACTTTAAATCTGCTTGAAAAGAAAGCTCTTTTCCCAGCAGCAAGTGTAAATGCTTCGCCTTTTAGCTGTAAGAAGTCTAGATCGTTATCTCCAGCTGCGTTGGTAAGCAATAAAGCTCCACCAGCGGATGAAGTAACTGCTTCTGTTGCACTACCTGTGCCAGCTTCAGTTGTAGTGATTGTCCAATCACCAGAGTTGTACGTCATAAAGTCATTAAAATAACCGTAGTACGTTTGATCCGATGGATATGGTTGAAACATCGGTAAGTCTTTTTTACTTTTACTAGCAACAGTATTACCTGCCCATAGTATTAGATTTTGAAAATGCGGATTAGCCATTATGAACTCCTTTTATTTGTATTAATGGAAACCTTGCGGTCCTCATCAAGCTAATTAACAAATTTTAGTTTAACTCTTGAATTATTTTAAAGCAAGGATAAAAAAAGGGGAGCAAATGCTCCCCTTTTATCAATTGCTAAGAATTAAGCACCTTGAGAAGCGAAAACAGCTCTCCAATTGGAGAAACCGAAAGAGTATCTTTCTCTAGCTTTGTAACGCATGTTACCAGTATCGAAATCACCCTCTAGGGCTGTTGACATAGGACTTCTTTGGAAGTGTTTAAAACCGTCTGGACAATCTGTTTTTAAGAACCAAGCATCATTGTCTGTTAGATAGTGGTTAACCACATATCCATCAGGACACATACCCATATTCCTAATAGCGTTGATGTCATTGTCAGATGTACCAACTCTACCAGGAGTGTTGAGTAATCTATCAGCGACAAATTGCAGTTGAGGCGGAACAATCAACTTCATACCTTTTAGAGCAATTTGTAATTGTCTATCATCGGTTAGAGTTGATATAGAAATTAACGCATCTTCTAAAGAAGTTTCGTTAAGATCTGAATAAGTAGTTGGCCTGTTACTTGCAGTTCCGCCGCCACCTAGAGGGTGAGCGTTAGAAACAAGAGGTTGACCGTCACCACCAGTTACACCAGCTGCAAACGCATTGTTAAGAACAGATGCTGCTTTGATTTGCTTAGTATTTGCCATAGATCTAGCCAAGGCTTTTGTATACCTTGAACCAAGTCTATCGTAAAGATTATCTTCAACCGCTTCTTCTGTAAGAGCGAAAGCTAAAGCAACAGTTTCATGGTTGTAACGCGATGTAAAGCCTTCAGTAGCGTTATCAAACGATACTCCAGCTCCTTCAGCTTTAACTGAAGCGTTTCCAAAACCAACAATCATTACTTCTTCTTCGAATGCTCTATCTGAAGACTCAGTCTCAAATATTTCTTCGTGTTCAGAATCGTACCTTGCATACTCCATACCAAAAAGGGCATTAAGTCCAGGCTCTAGTTCTTTTGCTAATTGGGATCTATTAATAGCCATTAGTTATACCCCTGTTACTTGAGCATAGAAGTGCTCGTTAATTTTAACAATCATATTGACATTAGCTGAAGCTGAACCAGTACCTAAAGTGCTGTTTTCAGGGTCAGTAGAAATACCCACAATTCTCAACTGAGCTGTAGTAGCAGCAGTAGTGCCGCTAATTTCAAGAGCTGAGATGCCTGTTATTGTTGAACCTGCTGTATAAGCAGAGTCAGCGTTGTTACCAACGACTGTCTGCACTACTGAACCAGTAGCAGCTGATTGAACTTGAAACAAAGCATTAGGATCGTCAACTACGAATGCCACCGCATCAGATGTCACAGTTCCATTAGGCCAATACGGTGAAAAAATCGTATCTCCGCTTGAATCTGTAAATTGACATCCTCTAAAGACTCCTAGAACAGGATTATCTGTAGCACCAGCAACTAAAATAGTTCCTGCACTTGTCATCTTGACTAGGTCGCCTGAAAAAATGTTTCCAGATGCACCAGAGGCAATTTTGTATTCGGTTACTCCTTCACTGTTGTAGCCCGAACCAACTGTTCCTACTGGTTTTAATCCGAAAGGTGCATTTTGATTAGACATATTATTACCTTTAAATTAAATTTTTATTAGACGGTATAAGAATTAATTTCTTTCACCGCCACCAAAAGTTACGCTTGATGTTCTCTGAGGTTTTAACATCGGAGAACTTGGATCTGATTCCTTTAATAGATCATTGTCAATAGCTTCTTGTTGCTGTTGAGCACGTTCTGAGAAATAGGCGTTTCTTTCGTCACGTGTTTCGTTTGGAATCTTTGCCAAAAGCAAACCACCCACGGATACAACACCAGCGTGCTTTCCATCATCAATCGAAGGAAGTTCAAAGTCTCCAATCTCTTCAGTATGTACGAGCTCAAAGCCCTCACGTAACCTAGACATTACATTCTTTTTATCTTCCTGACCGACAATTTCGGCTCTTATCCACCTATAGGTATAACCTTCAGGTGCAGGTGGTGTCTCCAACATAGATGGGGGACGCCATGGTTTGCGAGCGTTCATATCAGCTCGAGTATCGGCAGAACGAGGAGTTCTGTTATCGGTTTCTTTGTTATCAGCCATATTTGTTACCTTTTAATATGCTTAGCGTATTCTGTCACTGGTACATTTAAACGACGGGCCATTTCGACTTCGCTTTTGCTTAGTCTGACTTGTCGTTTTTTACCAGAGCTTTCTGACCGTCCAGCTGGAGCAACAGTTTGTTGCATCTTCGCTTTAGGCTTTACATCTCCGCCGCTGTTAAACTTATGCGGAAATTCGACTCTAATACGTTTGTCTATCTCATCATAGTACATTGAGTCGCTAGGATCAAACCCTTCTTCCTCAATTAATTTCTGATGAATGTTAAAAGCGGCTAAAGTCATTATCTCGTCTTGACCAAACCACTCGTTTTTTTGTGCCCAATCCTCTGCTTCAGGGTCTGCCTGGGCAGGTGGAGCTTGAACTTGTTGTTGAAATGCTTGCTCTTGTGGAACATTTTGAACCACAGGCTCTCTTTCAATTTGCATTCTGTTGTTAGCTAACTTACTTTCCTCAACAGTAATCTTGTCAAGAATTTCTTGGGCTTTTGTTACCTTGTCCCAGTCTTGTTCCTGATAAGCACCTTTTAAAACTGTATTGGCTTGAGCTCTTTGAGATTTTAATCTGTTTTCAGCCTCGCCATAATAGCTTTGGTTTAGTTGCGACGTACTGCTTTTTAAATTTTCATTTTCAGCTTGTAAGTTTTTTGCATACTCGTAAGCAGATTGAGCTGCACGCTCTTGCTCACGCATTTTTTTGGTTAAAGTAGCAATACGTTTTTGAACGCCTTTTGAATAGTTTTCTAATTCGTCTTGCTCTTCATCTTTTTTTGTTTCTTCTTTAGAAACATCTTCTACGGCAGCTTGCGCTTCTTGATCTTCTTCTGGAACATCAAGTTCTACAACCTCACCTTCTTCAATCTCCTCCTCTGGAGCTTGATTATTTTCTTCTTCTAGCATGAGTCCTCCTCACGTTTATAGCGTGACGATATCATCGGGATCTTGAATGGTCGCGATAACCTCGTCGTCGTTAATAATACGGCATTCTGCATCATCGCCTAACTTAAAGCGAGCTCCAGCATACCGACCAATTAGCACCCATTGCTTCTCTTCACACCAAGGTGTGTCTCCAAATTTGTCTTTGTCTTTGTAACAGAGCGGACCCATTTTAATCACATACGCAACTACTGAGGCCAAAGCTTCTCTGTCAACTGATTCTTTTGTTAATACAATCCCGCCTTTAGATACACCTCTGCCTCTGTAAGGAAGAATCAACATTCTCCATCCAGTAGGACTGGGCATTCTTTCTATTAAGGTTTTATCAACCAGGGTAGGATCTAAAACACGTTCTTCTGCGCTGACAAAAGCTTTGTCAACTTCAGAATTACTTTCTTCTTTTTGGGTTTCTGCGGCTTTGTCGTTTTCTAATTCAGCTGCAATATGGTCAGGTACTAGCACTTTGTTCTTCGTCATCTTCTTCTATCCTTTTTAGCAATTCCCTAAGTTCTTGTTCTACGTCAACGAGGGAATTGTAACGTCCACGTAGATATTGATAATCTTCAAAAGATTGCGCACCATTGAGTATTTGACTCTGGGTGTCGTCTTTCTTCTCCTGTAGCCTTTTTTTTAATTGGTTAGCTACCCAAATTGTTGACATTAATAAATGCCAGAAAACTTACCGCCGAACTCGGCTGCTCCCATACCTCTAGCTTTGCCTTTACCTGTTCCTGGAGTAGGAGTGGTACTTGCTGAAAAAGTTCCTGCTTTTGTTTTAGAAGGAACAGTTCCTTTGTTGCTGTATGAAAGTTTGTTTTTGTCTACTTTTATATTTTTAGCCATTTGTTTACCTAAATTGATCGAACTGTTTTAGACCGATATCAATTAATTTTAGTTCTTTTTGCTGGTCAAGTCTATCTTGAGTCGTATCGTCTTTCATTCTAGCAATATCTCGCTGAGCGTCAATACGTTCTCGGTCTATTTGATCTTGTCGGGATTTTTCATCTGAACGCATTTGCTCTTTAACGGCAAACTGTTCTTTGTCTTGTTGTAACTCTTGACCTTTCAGCGCTAACTCTTGCTTTCTAATTGCAACCAACGGATCTTCTTGCGGCGGCGTTGCTACTTGTTGAGCAAACTGGGCCATTAGATCGGTCATTATTGGAGAGCTGAACTGCGCCAGTATTTCGTTGGCTTGTTGATTGAGCGCCGCCGCGTCAACAGGTGTGGATTGTTGGGCTTGTTGCTGCAATTGTTGATATTGCTGCATAGCCTCGGGCGGCATCTGTTGTTGCGCGATCAAGTCAGCTTTCATCTGTAGATGCTGCATGATATGCGAATGTATGTTGGCTTGAATCTGAGCGTTCATTTGAACTGGCTGCATGTTCAACAAGTTAACGTGAGATGCAATATGAGCATCATGGTTTTGCTGAATAAATGCTTGCGCTGTTCCACCCATTAA